AGTAGTCGTTCCTTGACAATCGCATATCTTGCGGGGCTTATCTGAGGGTTAGGCGTGCTAACAACATATGATTTCCTAGGATAAGATACTGCGCAAGTTGTATACGTTAGAACATTAAGCCTAGTCTTATGCGTCCATAGGCGGTAAAACCAACTACAGGAAGGACGCAAAAAAATGTTTAAGTTAGAAACTGATAATGTACATCAGGCCGTGAGTGTCGCTATTAGCGGTGTTTACAATGGCAGCGATGAACTGGCTGAAATTAAGCTGCAGCTGTCGGCAACTGAAGCGCTTATTGAATACGATAGGGCTTATGTTGTTCGTGTCGAGGGCGAATATGGCGCATGCTTTAATGTTTTCGCTTTTTTCTCAGAAGTTAATGACTACACGACGGCGGCACCTAGTTCAGTGGTGTATGAAATTGACAAGTTCGATTACACCTATAAGGTCACTTGCATTACAGATATGTTCAACTAACTTAGGCGTGGCCGCAGCACTGCGGCTACCGCCTACGGGCGCATAGGACAGCGCGGCCCATGGTGTGCACCCGAAACGGAAGGAGTTATATCATGGTGACCGAAGGTAAAACGTTCGTGGATGCTGCGGAAGCAGCTGCATGGTACGAGGAAAAAGTGCGTGAAGTTTTGGAAGATTCCGAGATCGTCGATGAGATTTTCAGGTACTTCGGTGCTGACCAGGCACTAGACTTTTCCAGTCAATCGCCACTGAGTACGAAGTTTTCTAAGCCCAGGTATGCGCTGAACAGGCGCATACCATGGGCCGCGCTGCAAGTTCCATAATCCAGCTAGCTTTTGAGAAAAAAGAACGGAAGAAGGAAAATCATGCTGTTCAGATCAAACTGCATTCGGTTAGTTTACGTTGTTCGCGGTTACGACGAGAACGACCGCGTAGTGGCCATTGGCTACGCACATGACCCCAACCGGGTCGCATCCGTGCAATTCATGCTGCTTATGAAGTATGGCGACGTGGTGGCCACGGGGGTGTCTATCGAGACAATGAAGTTCGACGGTTGGCGGGTGGTGGGGTAGATGGGAAGCTGTTCGGAAATGTTCGATGAGGGTATGAGAAGGGCCAGACGCGACCGCTTTTTCCACGGGCGCAAGTTCGTCAAGTTCAAAGCCGAAAGCGGCCTGGAGGGGCATACATGGGTGTTCAGATCTGGCTACCGGGATTACGCCCGTCGTCACTGCCCTGTTCGCCGGATGATCGACTTCTAGGGGGTGCCGTTGGTATGAAGGTTTTGTGAAACAGGTGTGAATATGGAGGGCTGGGATAACTAGCCCTCCTTGGCATGGTAAAATTAGTCCCGTAGGGACGAGCAACGAAAGGAAAGAATCATGATGATTACCCGCTCCATTACCAAGTTTGAAGTGAACGCCTACAAGCTGTACGTCGATCACGGTGTGCCGAAGCTCGATAAGATCGGATCTGCTGAGGTCGAGGGCACTCGCTGCGACAAGACCACGGCTAGAAAGGCCATTGCCGACGCGACGGGGAAGACGCTGCCGAAGGGGGTCGAGGTCGAGGTCGTACCCAAAACCGTCACCACCTATGGAATGGACTTGGACAAGTTCCTGTCCCAAGCCCAGGTAGTGTGCGTCAAGGAAGCCGGAGAACCGGAAGCCGGAGAACCGGAAGCCGACGAGTTGATCGGTTAGGCGATTGCCCACGGCGAGGGTTCACCGCTAACTCTGAACCCTCCCACGTGGGCAATCAATAGCGGTCAACGGGCCGCACCCATGAGATGAAAGGAGTTCTTGAAATGGAGAACGCGATGATGACCCTGGACGTGTCCGCCGAGCTTTCTGAGCAGAGCACGAGCACTTACTGCTCAATCAAGGGAGGTGACCGTGCGACCAAGGCCAAGCTGTACAACGCCAGCAACAACCCCGACCACAAGGTAGGCGATTTTATCAACAAGAACATTAAGGTGAAGGACGTTCTCGTCGAAGCTATCGAGCTGGTCAACGAAGAGACGGGAGAAATGGAGCGCGCTCCGCGCGTCGTTCTCATCGATGACAAGGGGAAGGCCTACCAGGCCGTTTCCATGGGCATCTTCAACGCCGTGAAGAAGGCCATTCAGATTTTCGGCGAGCCTACCTGGGACGAGCCTATCGAGTTCACGGTGAAGCAGGTCACCGTAAAGAACGGCTCCATGCTCACGCTGGACGTTGCCGAGTAGCAGATGATCGGGAGGGCCTAGGCCCTCCCATTTCCTGGTTTGTGAGAAAGTGAGGAAATTGTGAAAAAAGTAAGATTAAGGAAGATTATCAAGGTGTTGAGGGACAATCCCTCAATCATGTGCTCATCTGATATCTATGCTGCCGCAAGGGACTGGGGGCTGAACGATCAGGAAGCTAGAGAAGTAGTTGGAAACATTGTTGGGGACACGAAAAAATTCATGGTGTGCTCATCGTACTTCCGCGCAGGATATAGCAGGGCGCTAATCGCCGTCGAGCAGGAAGTAGAGTACCAGGCTGGAAAGGAGATGCTTTCAGAGCGCAAGCGCAGGGCCAAGGAACTTATGGACTTGCTTCCCGATGGAGAAGTCAAGGACAAGATGGAAGATGAGGTTTTCCGGGGATTGGAGTTGTTTGAAGATGCAGGAATCTAAGTTGACTCCCTTCGGCGTGTGCTACAACCTCACCTGCACCCCGTTCAAGAGCCAGTGGGGCGAGTACACCTTCCACTTCTCCTCCGTTAAGCACAAGGAGTCGTTTGACAGCAAGCTGCAAGTTCGCATACCATGGATGAACGATTCCATGAGCAAGCGCTTCAAGTTCGAGGTGGACGTGTCGCAGATCGCCGTGTTCCAGCTTTACTGCCAGGTGGAGACGCGAGGGTTCTACGTCGTCGATGAGATACGGGGTTTGAAATGGCGAGATCGGGAAAGCCTTACATTAAGTGGACTGCAAGCCAACTTGAGAGAGTCAAGCGAGAAGCCCGAAACTACAACCGAAGGTTGAGAAGGGCTTGGAAGAGATACGGGTACGATGGACAACCTCCCACAGTGTCCGCAGCGGAGATCATCCGCTCTTCCAAAGATCGCGAATTGGACTCACCTGTCAGGACAGCTGACGATCTAAACAAGATGATAAGGCAATGGCAGCGGTTCAACGAGGTCAAGCGGCCAGGGTCTACCAAACCCCATGCGTTGGAGACTGGCGAGGTGGTTCCAGAGTACTTCGTGCAGGAGCGCAAGCGTTGGGTTCGCGCTGAGAACAGGAAGAGGAAGAAGGTCGTTGAAGAGCTTTACCCTTCTGGTCTTTTCGACACCACTACGGACACCTCGCCCCTCTACGATCTGGCGATGAAGGCCGCTGGCAAGAACATACTCCCCGCATCGTATAACGAGGACTTCGAGAACCCCTTGGACAGGCTTGGGAAGTTCGGGCGGTACGTGGAAAGTGATGCGTCCTATGCCATCCGCTATTCCGATACCCTGCAAGACCTGTTCGGAAATGACGAGGAGCTGTTGGATGTGGCCCGCATATTGGAACGTTTCGTTGACGAGAACCCCATGGCACTGAGGGAGATTTTCGAGAACCCCATGTACGACGATGTGACAACCCTAAACTTCGTGTACGAGCAAGGGTCGCCCAATATGACTTCTTTCCAGAACTACACGATCAGGGGTCAGGAGTACAAGGGCCGTAGGCAGCAGGTAATTGATTTTTGGAATCTGATGGAAGAGAAGTATCTTGAATGAGAACGTACACATTCGACTTCGAGACCACGACAGACCCCGAAGATTGCAGGGTATGGGCTTACGGAATCTACTCCATAGACGATGACAGGTATATTACAGACGGGAACAGCATAGAAGGGTTCATAGAATGGCTGGAATGTGCGGCGAACTGCAAGGGGTACTTTCACAATCTCGGGTTCGATGGTGTGTTCATAATAGACCATCTGCTCAAGAGCGGGTGGCTTTGGGTGGACTCGAAGCAGAAGGCAACGGACAGGACGTTCACAACACTGATAAGCGACATGAACCAGGTTTACCAGATAACCCTGTACTTTACCAAGACGCGCTACGTGACTATTCAAGATTCCCTGAAAATTATACCGTTGTCGGTAGAAGCAATGGCAAAAGCCTATGGTTTGGAAATCAGGAAGGGAAGCATAGATTACGATGAGTACCGAGAGCCAGGCCACGAGATCACCGACGATGAGAGGGCCTACCTGGTTAATGATGTTGCCATCGTCGCCAAGTCTCTGCGGACGTTCTTCGAGCAGAAGCTTACCAAGATGACGGCTGGAAGCAATGCACTCTTCGATTACAAGAGAAGATTGGGCGGTCACAGGAAGTTCAGAAACGTCTTTCCCCTGCTGTCGGAGGAAGAGGATGCGTTCATCCGCAAGGCCTATCGGGGAGGGTTCACATACGTGAACCCCAAGTTCCAGGGCAGGGACGTGGGAGAGGGAATAGTGTTCGACGTGAACAGCCTGTACCCCTCCGTAATGGCGGCTTGTGACGGGCAGTTCCTGCCTTATGGAAAACCTGTATGGTTCGACGGTGTTCCGCAGCCGACGGAACGGCACCCGCTGTGGATAGCCTGTGTGCTTTGCAGCTTCAAGGGAAGGAAGGAGCATATTCCATGTTTGCAGTTGAAGGGAAACATGATGTTCAAGCAGACGGAGTACGTGGAGGACTCTCAAGGGCGTGTGTGCATCACTGTCACCAATGTCGATTGGGAACTCATGAACAAGCAGTACCATGTCTGGGATGTGGAGTTCATCGGAGGGTACATGTTCCACGCATCACCCCATATGTTCCAGGATTACGTATGCAAGTGGGCGGATATAAAGAACCAGGCGACTATATCGGGGAATGGTGGGCTTCGTTCATTGGCGAAACTGATGCTGAACAGCTTGTACGGCAAATTTGCAACACGGACTACGGTAAAATCGCGCAAACCTGTGTTGGTTGATGGTGTAGTCCATTACGTGGATTTGGAGCCAGAGCAGAGGGATGGCGTTTACCTGCCCTGTGGTGTTTTCATAACCTCTTACGCCAGGTACAAGACGATCACCTCCGCGCAGTCGGTATACGACAGGTTCATCTACGCAGACACCGACTCGCTTCATCTGGTAGGAACGGATATCCCCGTTTGCCTGGACGTGGACGCTGTTCGCCTGGGAGCGTGGAAGCACGAATCGACTTTCGACCATGGAAAGTTCTTGAGGGCGAAGACTTACGTTGAGCACGAGGTGGGAGCCGACGAGCTGACTGTGCACGTGGCGGGGCTTCCCTCCCGATGCCACGAGAACGTCACGTTGGAGAACTTCGAGTTCGGCACTGTGTACGAGGGTAACCTTACGGCAAGAAAGGTACCAGGCGGTGTAGTCCTGTACGAGGGAACTAAGGAGATAAGGAGGTAAAATGAATGAAGCGAACTGCATAACTGCGGCGATAGCAGTATGCGTTATGACGCTTATAGTTGCATCGCAGTGCTTCACGGAGTTGGCATTCTAGAGAAAGGAAATCAAATGGCAGAACCGACAAGTTACATAGTGGAGATAGACGAGCAGGGAAACACCTCGATAAAGTACGCGGACGGCACCCCTTACGCAGTCAACATAGCATAATACAGCGCGGAAGTTCTAAAGCAACTGGCACCGTGCAAGATGGTGTACACGGTGACTAACCAGATCGATAGTCTCTACATTGGCGCGACGAAGGGCGGTCAGAAGTTCCTGTTGCCCTATTCCCCGACAGAACTCATGGAGCCCGTAGAGGACATGGAGGACATTCATTATATGCTGGATGGGACTTCCATCAAATTGTTTAAGAACGGTAGTCTCGACTTCTTCTTTTCAGCCATATCGGCGGATATAGTGGCCGTAGACAGTGGTGGAAATGTAACAGTGAAGGAGAGCATCACCGAGCTTGGCCCGTTGCACAGCGTAAGGGCCGATGCCACGTTCTCGGAGGGTCTCAATTCAGTTGAATGCAACGTTACGGTGAAGATAGGGGAACTGGAATTCGGGACGTTTTCCTTTGTGCATGATAATATCCCAGGAGGTGATGACGATGCCAAGCAAGATGAAGATGTGGATCTACCCGAAGCCGACTAGGGAGATACAGTACTCGAAGCCCTATTGCGTCGACTTCAAACCGTTTCTGAGGGAGTTGGAGACGGTGGACAGCAAAGACGAGTACGAGACGGTGCGCGACATGAACTACGGAAGCGTGGAAGCGTCCGTCAAGGAAACGGTGTACGACAGCGGGTGGGGCGAGTGCCTTGTACTGGTGGAACGGTGCTTCCCGCACATTCCCGCGCCTGTAATATATCGTTGCACACGCAGCAAGGGTGTGGTAAACTGCGAAGTCGTAGCCAGTTAGAAAGGAGAACCCATGGCCTATGTATGGGTAGACGAGCCTGAGGAGGGGGCGGACGTGCGCGACGTTGTGGCGCGCGAGGATTACGACCAGATCGTGACCGAGCGCGACGGCCTGGTCGAGCAGCGCGACACTCTCATCGAGCGGGCCGAGACTGCCGAGAAGGGATGGCGAGATGCCCGCAACAAGTACGCCGATGCGTTCATCACCTCTCCGCAGCGAATGAAGGAAGACCAGAACAGGGACGTGAGCGAGGATGGCCGAGCGTCAACGTTCGCGGAACTGTTCCGAACGAAAGGGGGCTACGGTGCCTACTAAGCCGACAAGCGAGGTCATCAACGCCGCCAAGGTGAAGCTCGACCCGCGAGAAGTTCTGGAAGTGGTAATCAACGAGACTCCCGCATTGCGGGACGATCTGCTCAAGGCTGAGCTGGTCGAGGAAGTGGAGGATTAAACATGGCAAATCGGATTTCCGTGCCGGACAATACCGAAGCGCTACATGCCATCGGCGAGTACGTCATGCAGTACGAAGCGATGCAGAATGCGTATCTCACCGCTCTGGTGAACCGTATCGGCATGACTATCATCACCTCGAAGATGTGGGACAACCCATGGTCTGTGTTCAAGAAGGGCCGCTTGGAGTTCGGCGAGACGGTTGAGGAGATTTTCGTCAACCTTGCCAAGCCGCACTCGTTCGACCCTGCGACTGCCGAGAAGGAGGTCTACAAGCGGGAGATTCCAGACGTTCGAGCGGCCTTCCACAGCATGGACTTCCAGAAGTTCTACAAGGTGACTATCTCCAATGACCAGTTGCGCCAGTCGTTCCTCTCCTGGAACGGCATCACCGACCTCATCGCGAAGATCGTTGACTCCCTCTACACGGGAATGCGCTACGACGAGTACGTTACCATGAAGTACATGATCTGCCGCGAGATGCTCAACGGAGGGTTCTACAACGAGGAAACCGCGGCTCTCACCAAGGACACGGCTTCGGACGTTATGACCGTTGTTCGTGGGCTTGTCGGCCAGCTTGACTTCATGTCGCCGAAGTACAACCGTTCCGGCGTGATGACCCATACTCCGCGCGAGGACTTGTACGTCATCATCAGTGCTGCGAATCGCGCGCTCATCGACGTTGACGTGCTGGCCGTCGCCTTCAACATGGACAAGACGGACTTTCTCGGTCATCTCATCGAGGTTGATTCCTTCGATGAGCACGACGAGGTGCGCTTGATGGAACTATTCGGAGACGATGAGAACTTCGAGCTGTTCACCGATACGGAGAAGACAGTCCTGGCAGCTGTCATCGCCGCCATGGTGGACAAGGACTGGTGGATGGTGTTCGATGTGTTCGACACGTTCACGCAGAACTACAACGGCCAGGGTCTGTTCTGGCAGTATTTCTACCATGTGTGGCGCATCTTCTCAGCATCGCCGTTCGCCAACGCGATCTGCGTTTCCAGCAACACTAGCGCCGTTACCGCTGTTGATGTGAGTCCCGCCGAAGCCAACGTAACCCAGGGCGCGAACTTGCAGATGACCGCCGCAGTCACTGGAACTGGTATGTACGACAAGCAGATCACCTGGTCTGCTACTGGTCAGACATCCACGGCAACGCATATCGACGCAATGAGCGGCGTTCTGCACGTCGGAAAGGACGAGACGGAGGGTTCAAAGATCGCCGTAACGGCCACTGCCGTCAACGGCACTAAGGGTACGGCCAAGATCACCGTGGTTCAGGTCTAAACCTATATATATCAATAACCGTTTAGAGGGCCGTCGATGAGCGGCCCTCTTCTCTATGGAGGAGAAAATGGCAGATTTTCAACCGAGTGGAATCTTCCGAATGGGTTATGTTCCGTTCGACAATTCCTACAAGCACACTCGCTGGTTCGGGTCAAAGAGTGCGCAGAACGACTACTTCTCAAGCTGTATGGTGTCGCAGTACACGGAGAACGATTACACTTATATTCGCCAGAACAACTCGGTCAAAGTTCAGGTAAACCGAGAGAAGATCTACAACGTAAATTACTGCATGTTCCAGAACCGCAACTATGGGAGCAAGTGGTTCTATGCCTTCGTAGTTGGAATCAATTACATTAATGAGAATGTGACTGAGATCGTCATGGAGCTTGACGTTATGCAGACGTGGCTGTTCGACTGGACGCGCACGGAGTGCTTCGTTGAAAGGGAGCACGTTTCCGACGATACCATAGGCGCTCATACCAACCCCGAGCCAGATATGCCGCTGAGGTACTACACGATGAGCCGCAATGCCGTTGACTTCGGGCCCATGACCATTATCGTCCAAAGGTCAGCGGAGGATGTTAAAATCGAGGGGTCGTGGCTGTTCCCCAACGACCCGACGAGCAAGGGAGTCGACGGTGGAATATACTGCGGCGTGTACAATGGTTGTCAGTATTGGGCGGCTGATCTTTTGTCCGAAGAAGTGACCAACGCTGTTTCCAGGTTTCTTGCTCGAATGCAGGAAGCTGGGGCTGGCGATGCGATAGCCAATGTATACATGGTGCCCAAAATGTTTATTCGCGGCGGTGGGATAACCAATACAGGGCAAGCGCTTAACAATCAGTCGTCCCCGGCACCTGGCGGCGGGGGCGTTGGAGTTTCAAGGCCGTCTACTTTGAACGGTTATACACCTAAGAACAATAAGATGTTCTGCTATCCCTATTGTTTTTGCCGATTGAGTGATAATAACGGGGCTTCTTCTGATCTCCTGTTTGAAATGTTCGGGAGTGGAGGACATGGTATAAGTTACGACGGCTCAATGGAGCCTAGCGGGGAAGTGTTCGTTTATCCTGAGAATTACCAGGGAATAGCGCATAACTACAACGCTGGAATCAACTTCTCGTGCGCGGTTCAGTGCTCATGGCCGTTCAGCTCGTACAAGAACTGGGCCAGCCAGAACACCCTGTCCAATGCGCTTACCTTCGGAATCAACGCGGCCATGATGGTGCTCCCCGCAGCAAAGGGAGTGGGAACTGCGGCCAAATCTCTGGGCGCTGGTGCCCGTTGGCTTGCGAAGAGAGGAGGACAGGCCAACGCCGACAAGGTGGCGGCTGCAACTGCCCGCACTGCGGCTAGAAGGGGAGTTTCCGCAGCATCTGAGGGTGTGGGAGGGCTTTCCATGGCAGCAGGTGCCTACGGTATGTCCAACCAGGTGGGCGAATGGGACAGGATGATGAGACAGCCCGATACCGTGCGGGGAAGCGCCAGCGGCAACGGAATCTACAGCACGGGCAAGATGGGCTTTAATGTGGACGTGGTGGCCGTAGCCTACGAGTACGCGCAAATAGCTGATGAGTTCATGTCGATGTACGGTTACCAAGTCGACCTGGTCAAGGTGCCCAACTTCCACTCCCGCTCAACCTGGAACTACGTCAAGACCTCGAACGCGTGCATGAGGGGTTCGGTTCCGTCGGAGGATATGGCCGCTATAAACTCCATCCTTGACAGCGGAATCACGTTCTGGCATACTGGGGCCGTCGGGAACTATTCGGCGAACAACAGCATCATCTAGGAGGTACGATGTACAAAGGTTTCTATATGCCTGACGGCGGGGTACCTCCCGAGTCCGTCATCAACAACAAGAACGTTCATCAGGACGTGGAGCGGAACTGGATGAACAACGCTTCGTACCAGATGTACCTGTACCGATTGATGGACTATGCCATCTCCGTTTTCGATTGGCACGGCCTGCCCGAGGGCGTGGACGAGCGAATGATGGAGTACTGGCTTCTTCAAAATGGCATGGTTGTGTTCTTCAAGGACGATATGCTGGCTGGAACTGCCGTTTCCGAAGAGGGCTACGCAGTGCTGCCGACGATGATAAACGGTGAATGGAATATCTATAATTACCCTGTAGACCGCAGGGCCTATGCCACGGATGGGTACAACAAGGAGCTTACGGATGAGGACAGCGTCCTGATCTTCAACGATTACTTGCGAGTCCCAATGATGCCTTCTCTCATGCTCTATGCAAAGCGGCTGGCAGAACTCGACCGCACGATTGACATCAACGTCATCAACCAGAAGGCCCCAAAGATTCTTCGTGGAAACGAGCAGAACAAGCTGACGGCATTGAACATGATGAAACAAATCGAGGAGAACCGAGTCTGGCTGTGGACGTACAAGGACTCCCAGAACTTCGATATGGAAGTGCTGGACTTGACCGTTCCGTTCGTCGCCAAGGACTTGCAGACCGTCAAGCACCAGATTTGGAATGAAGCTCTCACCTATATCGGAGTTGAGAACGTCAACACAGAGAAGAAGGAGCGTCTCATCTCCGACGAGGTGATGTCAAATATGGGCGACGTGGAGGTTTCCCGCTTCACTCGCCTTAACGCGCGCGAACAGGCGTGTGACAAAATCAACGATCTGTTCGGGCTTGACGTTTCCGTCACGTTCCGCAGCGGTACTTACGTCAATGCAGAGGGTTACGGCTCACAGCCCATTGCTGTCCAAGGCAAGCAGAGCGGACAGGATGGCAACGAGGGAGCTGGTTACCCTGAAGGTGACGAGGGCGGCGTGGTCGCCAAGATCAGGAAGGTTCTGGGGATTTAGATGAGCGAGTTCACCACACAGCTTCGCTGGCCCGTGGAGCAACTTCTGAAAGATCAGAAACTTCCGCCCACGGAGCCCAACTGGCCTAAAATCTACAATCGTTTAGGACTGGACGATTACCCTATCTTCGATGAGGGCCATCGCGAGGTTCTGAACAACAAGATCATCCGCCACTACTTCATGCGCGAGATAGGGCTTGAGACGCTGGAGCTGTTCCGCTACTTCATGCGAATGAAGATGTGGGAGATCATGCCCTATTACAATCAGCTGTACAAGTCCGAGTTGATTGAGTTCGACCCTCTGTCCACGCGCGATATGAAGTACGACGAGAAGTGGACGGTGGACAACACCGACGATTGGACGGTGGACAACACCCGAGATCAAACGGACGATTGGACGCGTAAAGAGAATGGCACTCTGAACAGCAATACAACTACCGATGACCGAGAAGTATTCCAGGATACACCGATGAGTATGTTGGACAGCCCTGGAAGCAACCCTGTATCCAACTTGGAGTATGCGACTACTGTAACATACGATCATGGGACTACTGGCACAGACCAGACTACTTCATCAACAGGAAGCGGCAAGAACACCGCCGACGAGAAGAAGAAGGAGACTGGCGACCGAGACAAGAACGAGGACGGTTCTCGCGAGAAACACGACTACGGCTACGACATTCCTGGGGCCGATATGCTCCAGAAGTACCGCGAGACGTTCTTGAACATTGATATGATGGTTATCCGTGAACTTGCCGACCTGTTCATGGGTATCGGTTAGGAGGTGAGAATGGCTATTCCGCTTTTACAGAAGTATAGCCCTCTGCGCATATTCTGCCAGACGGTACTTCCCGCTGTATATGATGATTCCCTGTCTTATTATGAGGTGCTTTGCAAGGTAGTGGCCCGACTCAACGAGGATACGGGAGTCTGGAATACCCTTTTGGAGAGAATCAACCTCAATACGGAAGAGATCAACAAGTTAAAGGAATTGTTCCATGACTTCGTTGAATCAGGTTTCGATGACTACTACAAAGACCAAGTAGAGCAATGGATTAACGATAACCTGGAATATGTGTTCACTCATTTGGTGAAACAGGTGTTCTTCGGGTTGAACCAGGAAGGCTACTTCGTAGCTTATATTCCTCCGTCGTGGAAAGACATCATCTTCGACACAGGGTGGAACTTCAACGAGGACGCCTACGGTCGGCTGATCTTGCGTTGGGACGTGGATTCCGTATATACTGTTAACCGGACTCCCGAGACGGTTTCGGAGAAGCCGCACGGAAGCCCGACTCAGACAGCGAACCTTCGCCCAATTGTCGATGGAGGTGAATAGGAGTGAACGAGATTGTTCAGGCAATTAGCAGTGTGGGCTTTCCTATCGTCGCCTGTGGTGCTATGTTCTATTTCTATGACCGCACTATCAAAGACCTTACAATTACTCTTACTAAGGTTGACGCTACTCTCGATGGAATTGCCAAGAGACTAGACCATATCGAGGAAATCGAGAAGAAGTAATCCGAATAGAAAGGAACAGTAATGGCAGACAACCAGACACCTCCCGCTGCTACCGATTACAGCGGAGTGCGCGAGTACATAGGAGCTCGCTACGTGCCTGTTTTCGCAAATCCTCCCGAGTGGAACGATACGCGCGGGTACGAGCCGCTAACCATCGTGCTTCACAAGGGCAACTCGTTCACGTCCACGCAGTACGTGCCGACTGGCATTGATATCAGCAACACTGAGTACTGGCTGGAAACGGGGAACTGGAATGCCCAGATCGAAGCGTACCGCGAGGAGGTTCTTCGCTTCGACGCGCGAATCACGCAGAATGCCAACGGCATTGAAGCGAATATGGCGGCCATCGCAGACGAAGCCACTGCACGTGCGAGTGCGGACACTGCTCTGCAACAGCTCATCGAGAGTGAGGAGACTGCTCGAAAAGCGGCAGATGCGGAACTGGCAAATCGTATGAACGACTTCGAGCAAATGACACCCCTTGATACCGAGAAGGGGCGGACTGCCGTGTTCATCGGCGACTCGTTCATGGCACCTTCTACCTCCTATCCTCAGAAGCTGGCCTACTTTGTGTGCCAACTGACTGGTTGGACAATGTACAACTATTCTTATGGTGGCTCTGGATGGGTGGACGAAGCAGGTGCCGCAATGAACTTCTATCATCAAATTCAGAAAGCTGCCAGTGAAATTTCCGTAGAGGCAGACCGGATTGATTACGTAATCATTGGCGGCGGTTTCAATGACTGGAACGACACAACTCCGCTGACTTACAGCCAGTTGTACAGTGCCGCTGCGAACACCATGAAGGAAGCACACGCCAAGTTTCCCAATGCTAAGCTAATCGTAATTCCAATGATGTTCAGAAACTTCGGTGTGGATACGCATATGCACGATCTGTATTCGGCGATCGTTGCCGGGTGCAATTCTAGCAATGTGCCTATGCTTATGATTCCCCAAGCCTATCTATGGCAGCTTGGATTCAAGAACGTCGATGGTGTGCACCCAACCGTTGAGCTGTATAAAATCATGGCTGAATATATCGTCTCCTGGGTTTTCGGTGGGGGTGTTAAAACCGAGCGAATGTATGAAGCCCACGTCTCTACCAAACAAATTGACTTCTACGTTCGATTCATGAACTGCGACGGAATCATGAACGCAATGTTTAGCGACGTTACAGTGAAAAGCACTATCAACGACAACATCACCGTTATGAATCAGGTGCCGTTGTTCGCTGCCTCTAACTCAACGAAACGGGTGCCAATGTGGTCTGCAAGTGGTAGTTACATAGGGCAGTTCGTATTTAGCGGCTCATCTATGTTGTTCGTGCCTGCTAATGGTGGAGTTACCGCTGCAACTTATGCTGGCGGATCCGTTAGCTATCCTCTATGGGTCAAAACCCCTCAGTAAGGAGCACTCATGGCAACCATGCGAGGAATCGACGTATCCTCCCACCAGGGCAGGATCGACCCGACGAAGCTCCCCCAGGTGGAGTTCTGCATCACCAAGGCCACGGAGGGCAGGACATACGTCAACCCCGAGTGCGACCGAGTGGTGCAGCTGTGCCGGAGGGCCGGACTCCCCTGGGGGTTCTACCACTATGCGCGGAACAACGACGCGATTGCGGAAGCTGACTTCTTCGTCTCCTCGTGCTGGAACTACTTCGGCGAGGGCATCCCCGTTCTGGACTGGGAGGAAAATCAAAGCGTGGAATGGGTGAACAGGTTCCTGCAACGGGTCTACGACAAGACGCGCGTATGGTGCTGGGTGTACGCCAACGCCTGGCGATTCGACCAGGGAACAGTGAACAAGGAGTGCGACCGATGGGTGGCGCGCTACCCTGTAAAAATCACCAACTTGAACGCAAACCTCTCCAAGTGGACTAACAAAGTTGACGGGCTGCTCTGCTGCTGGCAGTTCTCCGAGTCCATCAAGCTGAAGGGATATTCTGGCGTTGTCGATGGCGACATCTTTTATGGTAGTCCAGACCAGTGGAGGGCCTACGCGCGAGGTGATCGGGGAGAAGCGGACGCCACACAACCTCTTCCCACGATCACAGTGGAAGATGACAAATACAGGGTTGACATCACGCCCAAGCGGTAGTAAGATAGCCGTGAGCGCAGCGCACAATGCTTTACTGTTCTCGCGGCTAGCCGAGTCACAGATGGAAGATTCTGCGGAAGCCCTTGGTCGTGACTGATTGTGAACTTGGCGTCGTGTGGCGGCTCGCATTTGCCCGTGGTGTTGCATTCGCTCCACCACGGGCGCTCTGTATGAAAGGAGGAGGCATGGTAAGATCAGAGGACTACTGGGACATTATGCGTCCTCTGTCGTACAACTGCCTTTACAACTTCTTTATCGGGCCGCGAGGTACGGGCAAGACCTATGGGTCACTGAAATACTGCATAGAGCAGTACCTTAAATGGAAGACAAAGGGAATTCCTTGGGAGTTCGTCTATGTGCGTCGCCGTGAAGAGGAGTTGAAAAAGATCACTAAGCAGAAACGCGGGCGAATCTTCAAATCAGTTCAGCGCGAGTTTCCAGAACACACACTCTCGGCGGAAAGCAATACTCTCTACTGCGATGGCGATGTTATGGGATATGCAGTGCAGCTGTCGTGTGCAGACCAGGCTCTTAAAGGTGACTCGTTCCCTAATGTTAGGGTCATCATCTTCGATGAGTTCATCACAGCTAAAAAAGGCAACGGTGGTTATCTTACTGACGAAGTGCGTATCTTCAACGATCTATACGAGTCAATAGCCCGTCCTGGTACTGATCACCCGCGAGTGATCGTGCTGTTCTTATCTAATGCTGTATCTATCACTAATCCTTACTTCGATTACTACCATTTGGATAAACCGTACAACGGCGACATACAGAGATTTGGAAAGACCAAGAATATCCTTGTGCAGAATGTAGTCTGCGAAAAGGTGCGCCAAGCTAAACTAGCTACAGAGTTTTACCAGTTAAACGCTGATAGCGAATACCTTGATTATGCTGTCAACAATGAATGGCTCTTGGATAACGAAGACTTTATTGAGAAAAAAACCCAACGCTCACAGTATAGGCTTACACTACACTACAAAGGAACTGATATTGGTATCTGGGTAGACCCTGTGCAATGGAGGTACTATGTCAGTCCTAACGTTGACCCAACTTGTAGTGCTTACTATTCAGTTACTACAGATGACCATAAGCCAAACGTCATGCTCTTTAAGGCCGCTAAACAACTCCCATGGCTCAAGCATTTAAGGGAAGCATATGAATGTGGCGCTGTTTACTATGAGAGTATGAAGTTGAAAAACTGGTTCAGGGATATAATGAGAATGTGTGGTTAGTTATGCAAGTTGATTGTTATAAACGGAATTATCGGAGTTCAGTGTGCACGATAAAATGCCGGTTTTATCGTGAATGCACACGTAAGTTT